GCCTCCCCCACCGCCGCGATCGCCGCCTGCATCTTCGAGATCCAGGCGGAGGGTCCGGCCATCCAGCTCTTCCCGGTCGGCGCCTTCAAGGCCCGCGACGGTCGCCCGCGTGATGTGGCGGCCGGCGCCTGGTTCATCGACGCCCAGGTCGCCCAGCGGCTGATCGCCCAAGCCGCAGCCCGCGCCACCGACGTCGTTATCGACTACGAACACCAAACCCTCAACAGCGCCGAGAACGGCCTGCCCGCTCCGGCCGCCGCGTGGTTCTCCGGCAGCGGCCTGGAGTGGCGCGAGGGCCAGGGCCTGTTCGCCACCGGCGTGCAGTGGACCGACAAGGCCAGCGCCATGCTGGCGGCGCGCGAATACCGCTACCTGTCCCCCGTCTTCACCTACGACAAGCAGACCGGCGAAGTCCTGGAGCTGCTGCACGTCGGCCTCACCAACTACCCCGCACTCGACGGCATGGCCTCCCTGCCGACGCTGGCGGCTGCCCGCTTCGAACTGGCCATCCCGGCCGCCCCTTCCGCACAGGAGAACCAACGTGTGAACCGAGACCAACTGATCGAGGCGCTGGGCCTGTCTTCGGACGCCAGCGACGAAGACATCCAGACCGCACTCACTGCGCTGAAGGCCAACGCCTCCAAGGCAGACGACCTGCAGCAGTCGCTCGCCGCCCTCAAGGCCGAACGCAAGCCGGACCCGGCCAAGTTCGCCCCGATTGAGGTGGTCGAGGCGCTCAAGCAGGACATCGCCGCGCTCAAGGCCACCCAGGTGGAGGGCGAAGTCGGCCAGCTGGTGAAAGCCGGGCTTGAAGACGGCCGCCTGCTGCCGGCTCAGGAAGAGTGGGCGCGCGATCTGGGCAAGAAGGATGTGGTCGCGCTCAAGACCTACCTGGAGAAAACCCCGGCGATCGCCGCGCTCAAGGGCCAGCAGACCCACCGTCACCAGCCCACAACCCCGAGCAAGGTGGAAGAGCTGGATACCGAGGCTCTCGCCGTGTGCAAGGCCATGGGCGTCAGCCCCGAAGACTATCTCGCCACGCTCAAGGCGTAAGGAGCCCCCATGTCCGCTCTCACCCGTGACCGTAACACCCCGCTGAAAAACGCCGAAATCATCGGCGTCCCGGCCGCGGCCGGCGCCAAGGTTTATGCCGGCGCCCTCGTCGTCGCCAACGCCACCGGCTACGCCGCTCCGGGCACTACGGCTGTTGGCTTGACCTACCTCGGCCGTGCCGAGGAATCGGTCGACAACACCAGCGGCGCAAACGGCGCAGCCACCGTACTGGTGCGCCGCCTCAACGCCTTCAAGTGGGGCAACGACGGCTCCATCACCCAGGCCCACCAAGGCAAAACCGCCTACATCGTCGACGACCAGACTCTGGCCGCTACCGATGGCACCGGCACCCGTTCCGCCGCTGGGCAAATCGTCGGCATCGAGCCCGACGGCGTCTGGATCGAATAAGGAGATCTCCGAACATGCTCATCAACAAAGCAGCCCTCGCCGCCGTGTTCCTGGCGTTGAAGACCACCTTCAACAAAGCCTTCGAAGCGGCACCCAGCACCTGGCAGAAGATCGCCATGGAGGTTCCGTCCAACAGCGGGCAGAACGATTACTCCTGGCTGAGCAACTTCCCGAAGATGCGCCGCTGGATCGGCGCCAAGGTCGCCAAGGCCCTGGAAGCCTACAAGTACGTCGTGGTCAACGAGGACTTCGAAGCCACCGTAGAGGTCGACCGCAATCACATCGAGGATGATCAGCTCGGCATCTACCAGCCGCAGGCGCAGATGGCCGGCTACTCGGCCGCTCAGCTGCCGGATGAACTGGTATACGAGGCGGTCAACGGCGGCTTCGGCAAGCTCTGCTACGACGGTCAGTACTTCTTCGACACCGATCACCCGGTCGGTGCCGGCTCGGCCAGCAACAAGGGCACCGCTCCGCTCTCCAACGCCACCCTGGCGGCGGCACAGGCGGGCTACGGCGCTGCCCGCACGGCCATGAAGAAGTTCAAGGACGAGGAAGGCCGCTCGCTGAACATCACACCCAACGTCCTGTTGGTCGGGCCGGCCCTGGAGGACATCGCCCGAGCGCTGCTGACCGATGCCAAGCTCGCCGACGGCAGCTCAAACCCCTACAAGGGCACCGCCGAGCTGGTGGTCGATGGCCGCATCGAGTCCGACACCGCCTGGTTCCTCCTGGACACCAGCAAGCCGGTCAAGCCCTTCGTCTACCAGCCGCGCAAGAAGCCCGTGTTCGTCTCGCAGACCAACCCGGAAGCCGAGGACGTGTTCAACCTGAAGAAGTACAAGTTCGGCGCTGAGGCCCGCGCCGCAGCTGGTTACGGCTTCTGGCAGCTCGCCTTTGGTTCCACCGGCACTGGCTCGTAACGGAGGACTTCCACATGGCTAAAGCACCAACCAAGACTGCGGTGAAGCCCGCAGCCAAGTCCGCAGCCAAGCCCGCCGCGAAGAAGCCTACCGGCACCGAGTCGACCATCAAGGCCATCTTCGTGCGCAGCTTCCCGGAGACCTTCCGCCGTGCAGGTTTCGTGTTCACCCGCGAGGGTCACGGTATCGCACTGGATTTGCTGAGCAAGGAACAGCTCGCAGCCATCGAGGCCGAGCCCATGCTGCATGTTGAGCATTGCGAGATCGAGGCTGACCCGCAAAGCGGTGACGCACCGCTGGCGGGCGATGGCGATGCCAAACAACCCGCGAACGATGCGCCGCCTGCGGACAGCTCGACCGGCCCGGCGGCTACCAATGAAGACGGTCAGTCGAACCCGGTCGACGGCGAAGGTAACGCCTGATGTACGCCAGCGCCCTACAGCTGCTCGCCCGCTACAACGCGGACGAGATCGCCCAGCGTGCTGATGCCAGCCTGCCGCCCCTGGTGGACGGCGAGCTGCTGCGCATCGCCGCTGCGGCGGGTGACCTCTCCAGCTTCACGGCTGAAGAGCAGGCCGCGGCTGCCGCGGCGCTGGCCAAGGTCGAGCGCGCCCTGGGCGACGCTGTGCAGACCATCAACACCTACCTGGGCGGCCGCTACCAGCTGCCGCTCAGCCAGACACCCGACGTCCTGGAACGCATCGCCTGCCAGATCGCCCGCTTCGTGCTGTTCGACGATGCCGCGCCCGACCAGGTCAAAGCGCTTTACCAGGACTCCATCCGCTTCCTGGAGCACGTCGCCGCCGGCAAGGTCCAGCTGGGCCTGGCCAGCGACGGCAGCACCGCGCAGCCCTCGGCCGGTGCCGAGATGGTCAGCGGTGCCCTGGTATTCGCCCGCGACAACAGCCGGGGGTTCATCTGATGGCCGTCAGCATTCGCATCAGCCACAACCTGCCGCAGGTCCAGCGCCTGTTCCAGCAGATCCGCCGGCTCGGTGGTGATCCGCAGCCGCTGCTCCAGGACATCGCCTTCCTCGGCGAGAACAGCACCCGCGAACGCTTCCGCAGCCAGACCGGCCCGGACGGCGAGCGCTGGAAGCCGAGCCTGCGCGTACAGCTCAGCGGCGGCAAGACGCTAACCCGCGACGGCCACCTGGGCGACTCCATCGGCAGCTACGCCAACCAGCGTTCGGCCGTATGGGGCGTCAACCGCATCTATGCGGCCATTCACCAGTTTGGCGGCACCATCCGCGCCAAGACCTCGCGCGGCCTGCGCTTTCGCATCGGCGATCGCTGGTCGACCAAACGCCAGGTCAGCATCCCGGCGCGCCCCTTCCTCGGGATCTCCGAGGGCGATCGCCAGGACATCCTCGACCTGGTCGAGAACCACCTCGCCAGCCTGGTGCGCCAGGGCGCGCCGGGAGGTGCCTGATGCTCGGCCAGCTCGAAGCCCATTTAATCGACCTGCTCAAGGCCAGCCCGCTGGGCTCGCGCCTGCGCGCCGTCGACAGCCTGCCGGACACCCCGGACAAGGACCTGGTCAAGCGCTGGGGCGTGGACGCACCGGCCGCCTACGTGGTGGCCATGGACGGCACGCTGAGCCAGGCCCTGGCCACGCCGCAGTTCGTTGTCGTGCTGGTGGCGCGCAACGCCCGCAGCCACCAGGCCGCACGGCATGGCGACGGCAAGACCATCGGCCTCTACGAGATGCTCGATGCCGCCATCGCCGAGCTGCACGGCGGCGTCGCCGGCGATGCCAGCTGGGAGGTCACCCGCTACCAGTTCATGCAGGACGACGCCCTGCGCGACCAGGGCCTGCACGTAGCCCTGGTGCTGATCCAGGCCGACGTCGACCCGCCGCAGAAGGACGCCGTGAACCTCGCCGACTTCCTGGAGTTTCACGCCGACTTTGACATCCAGCCCTTCGCCACCGCGGCCGATCGCCAGCGCTGGGCCGCTGAAGACCACGCAGAGCCCGCGCCGGATCTGCACTCGCACATCAACCCGCAGGAGGCCTCATGAGCCAACCCGTATTCCTGGTGCCCGCCGAGGGCCTGAAGGTGCGCCACCCGCTGGGCGGGCACCTCAAGCCCGAGGGCGACTTCGTCGTGCTCGACAGCTACTGGCGCCGCCGCATGGCCGACGGCTCGGTAGCCACCGGCACCCCACCCACCCGCAAGCGCCAGGCCGCGCCGAAGGAGTAAGCCATGGCTGAGAATGTCAGCTTCAACGAGGTGCCCGATAACATCCGGGTACCGGGCATCTACATCGAGATCGACCCGAGCAAGGCGGTCAGCGGCGGCGCGGTGATGGAGCGGCGCCTGCTGCTCATCGGCCAGCGCCTGGCCAGCGGCACCGCCCCGGCCGGCGCGGCCATGCGCCTGGGCAGCCAGGCCGGTGACCAGGCCGCGCAGGCGTTCGGCCAGGGCAGCATGCTGCACGGCATGGCCAAGGCCGCACGTGGCGCCAGCGACTACGTCGACCTCTGGGCGATTGCCCTGGACGATGACCCGGCCGGCGTGGCCGCCACCGGCAGCGTGACGCTGACCGGCAGCCCGACCACCAGCGGCACCCTGGCGCTCTACATCGGCGGCAAGGTCGTGCGCGCCATGGTCGTGGCTGGCGATGCCGCCAGCGCGATCGCTTCGCGCCTGGCCGACGCCATCAATGCCGACGCCGAGCTGCCCGTCACCGCCGCGGCCGAGCTGGGCGTGGTGACCCTGACCTGCCGCTGGAAGGGCGAAACCGGCAACGACCTCGACCTGCGCCTGAACTACTACGGCGAGCAGACCCCGGCCGGGCTGACCGTGGCGATCGCTGCCATGACCGGCGGCACAGCCAACCCGTCGGTCCAGCCGGTGCTCGATGCCATCGCCGGCACCCAGTACTACAGCATTGCCTGCCCCTACCTGGACGGCGCCAACCTCACCGCCCTGGAAGGCGAGATGGCCGCGCGCTTCGGCCCGATGGACGTGCTCACCGGCCACGTATTCAACGCCAAGGTCGGCAACCACGCCGCGCTCACCACCTGGGGCAGCGAGCGCAACTCGCCGCACCTCAGCACCCTGGGCCTTTACGACATGCCGACCGCGCCCTGGGTGGCCGCGGCCGCGTGGGCTACGGTCGCCGAGTTCTCCGGTGCCAATGATCCTGCAAGGCCGTTCCGCAGCCTGGCGCTGCCGGGCGTGCTGCCGCCGCCGGAGAAGAGCCGCTTCACCCGCGGCGAGCGCAACCTGCTGCTGTACGACGGCATCAGCACCTTTACCGTCGATGCCGGCGGCCAGGTGCTGATCGAAACCATCATCACCAACTACCAGACCAACAGCTTCGGCCTGCCGGACATTGCCCTGCTGCGCCTGGAGACGAAGTGGACCGCGGACTTCATCCGCTTCCGATTCAACGCTGCGGTGGCCCGCGACTACCCGCGCCACAAGCTGGGTGACGTGGCCATTCCCGGCCAGGCCTACGCCACACCGACCACGGTGCGCGCCACGCTGGTGGCCGAAGCCGAGAGGCTGGCCAAGGAAGACGGCGTGCTTGAGGACCTGGAAGGCTTCAAGCGCGACCTGATCCTCAAGCGTTCCACCCAGAACCCCAACCGCATGAACGCCGTGCTGACGCCGAACCTGGTCAACCAGTTCGACATCTTCGCCGCGGCCGTGCAGTACCGCCTGTAAGGAGGCCCCATGCAGCACCACGGCCGCGCCACCATCACCTACAACGGCAAGCGCCTCGCCTCCCGTGAGGGAGCCACCCTGAACCTCGGCGGCGTCGCCCGGACCCCGGAGGCGCTGGATGACGGCACCGTCGGCTACTCCGAGGCCACCGCCGCGCCAGAACTCAACTGCACCGTCCCGCTCAAGCAGGACCTGGACATCGAGGAGCTGCGCAACCTCACCGGCGCCAACCTGGTGTTCGAGTCCGACACGGGCAAGGGCTGGGTCATCCGCGATGGTTTCACCGTCGACGCCGTCAGCGTCGGCAAGGATGTCGCCCTCAAATTCAGCGGCCAGCCGGCCGTGCAACTGTAAGGAACACACATGCAGCAGCTCACCACCAGCGGCAGCTTTCCCCACGGCCTGGTCATCGCCGGTACCACCTACACACGCTTCGAAATGCGCGAGGCCCTGCTCGCCGACATGATCGAGGCAGAGGTCGAGTCCGGCGGACCGACCAACGCCATCCACTACAGCGCCCAGCTCGCCGTGCGCCAGCTGACCCGCGTCACCAACGACCAGGGCGACGAGTTCAAGGGCCCGTTCGTGGTGGCCATGGTCAAGAAGCGCGGCGACTTTTCCGCGCTGCGCCAGGCGCAGATCAAGCTCGACGAGATGGGAAACGGCGCAACGGACGGCTCCGCCAGCACTGGGACGCCGTCCAGCTGATCGCCCTGCGTCATGGCTGGTCGCGCGAGCAGATCCTCGCGCTGCCGCCGGCTGAGTTCCTCCACTACCTGGGCAACCTGACCAAGAAAGCATGAGCAACCGCGACCTCAACCTGGCCCTGCGCCTGACCGCCGATGTCAC